GTTGTATTCCAACGAAAAGATCCAGCAACAGATGCAGGTCTTTGAGCAGTAGTTCCAGTTGGTAATGTCAGAGCGCCAGTAGTAGCGTTCATATTAATTACACCATTTGAAGCAGTAGATGTAATTGTGATGTTGCTTGCACTTGTGATGTTAGAAAGGCTTACCGCATTTACAAAAGATGCCTGCTGGTTGCTATCAATAGTCAAAGCAACAGTGTTATTACCACCAGTAGTAAATACTAAATTACCGCTTGTGTCAGCAGTCTGTCTTAACGATGTAGTAACTGTATTGCCAGCGCTAATAATACTCATAGAACCGTCCAAGTCTGACCGCTTGCGATCGTTACTGTTACGCCATTTGCGGTATTGATAGGACCAACTGAGATGCCGTTTTGTCCAGCAGCTATTGTAGCGTTTGATGTGATGTTTGTATTATTCAAAACAATCGAGCTATTACCCGTAGCTAACGCAGCATTTAAAGGGTCCCATGTTGGAGGAACACCAGTACCCTTGGCTGTTAGAACATAAGCATCTGTTGGACTGTTATTTGCATAAACCGCTTTTTCTGATGGGTATGTGATGAACACATCCTTAGTTCCGGGCAGTAAAGCAACCGCTGCATTAGCGTTGCTAGAAGCAAGAACAACATCCCTAGATAGAGAAAGATTGCCAGAATACCACGTGCCAATACCTACTTCCCAATCAGAAGTAGTTTGACCAGCAATGGTGTAGTAAGTCTGGTTGCCGTTACCAACAACAGCAAATGATTGATAGCCAGCTTGTGCGCCAGCTAAAACAATCGTACCAGTACCAACAGTATTACTGGATTCTTTTACACGATCGAAGACGACTAACGCCATACTTTGTTTCCTTTAGTCATATTCATTTTCGCTGGTAATAGTTGTAAGTTCCAAGGTACATGAAGCCCGCATACGTCTTTGCCACGAATAGGCACTATGTGGTCAACATGCCATTTTTCGCTGCTATTTGCACTTAACTGTGCTGCTACTTTGTAAGTACATTGCATATTATAAAGCTGTTCGGGCGTTAACCATAGCGGTGTAGCGTTTGCTTTTTTCAATTTATAGCGGCGGCCTAGGGCGTTAGCTATACCACGGTTATTCTTGCTCCACAGGCGCTGCTTGGCTCTCCATTTGTCAGCATATCGTACATATGTGTTTCTAGAGTTTTGTAAATCTTGTTCTCTATTTTTAGCGTATTGCTCAGCATAAAAGTTTGGATTCTCAGCAACCCGTTTTGCATGAGCCGCCCTTAGTCTAGCCTTCCCAGCTTCATGATTTTCGTAATATTTTTTAAGCGAGTTTGCCTTATGACATGATTTACAGTCATTACGATAACCATCAGGAGAGTCCTTACGCTTGTAGAACTCGCTTAGTGGTTTTTGAGCTTTGCAAGTTACGCAAAGCTTCACGATCAAGCAATCCTAATAATTGCGTTTGAAGCATCCGCAGTAGGAAAAATCACTGAAAAAGTCCCGTTAGTAGCTGTCTTATCGCCACCAAAAGCCAAAGCACAAACAGCAGTATTAGCAGTGCTGTTGTAAATCAAAGCGCCGTTAGCAGTGATGTTTGCATTTGTCCAAGAAGTGTTGGAGAAAGACATAAACGCTACGTTGCCTGTGCTTGTTGGGCTTGTGCTAACTGTCAAAGTGTTACCACCAGCAGTGTAGTTAGAACCAGAGCTAGATACTTCGCCAACAGTTGTATAAGCAGTTGTTGCATTGCTTAATACAGCAGAGCTAGTGTAAAGAGCGAGTTTGTATACTGCGCTTGCGCCAGATACTAAATTTTGCTGACCGCTAAGGATCTGAACCTTAAACGAGTCGCACATTCCTTGAGTGATTGCCATGGGGCCTCCAAATATTTACTACGGGTTAACTTTAATTTTGGCCTGACCATCACGATATGCATCGCCACGCTCTAGACCGGTACCTAAACGGTTCAATTGCTGTAATGCCTCATTATACTTTGCATTGTATGCAGCAATCAAATCTGGTTCGCCCTTCATGTAGGTATACGCCTCAACGAGGGAACCATAAAGAAGAACAGGAGAATAATTATCACCAAGCCATGAGGTGCCAGCATCAACAATAGATTCTGGATAGTAAAAATAGTGCAACTCTGCGCCGTAATTAGAATCAGGTGTTGGTCCGAGAATGAAAGTAAGTTCATTAGGGTCATTCAATCGAGAGCCAAACAGAGCATAGTAACGCGGCAATCCAGTATCAGTGGGATCTGGGTAGGCTTGACGGATAAAGTTGACATCTTTGTTTAGCAAGTATTCATAGGTACCATCAGTATTGATGATCGCCAAAGAATAAGTCGCTAAATAATCATTAGGGCAAGCAAGATATTTGCTTGTACTAGAGCAGTTACCAGTAACGTTTTTACGCAGAGATGGAATCTGAACCGTATTGTAGATACGATCTTCGGCTTGTTTGATAAACGTATTAATCTGAGTGACAGCATTGACGTTAGTCTGGCTGCCACCAGTCGTTATCTGAACAAACGTATCCGGGAACTGATTCTCGGTATACGTCTGAATCTGAGTAAAAAGCTCTTGGTAATTCATTAGCCCATTTTTCCGCTAATCTTGCGGCCTTTAGTAGCAGCGCCATAACCACGCATCTCACCAACACCTTGTGGATTGATACCTTTGTAGTTACCTTTGCTGCCAGCACCTAAAGATGGATTAATTTCGTTATCCCATTTGCCGGGCTTAACGATAGCAGCGCGCTCATCACCATTAGGATTGGTCATAGGCTGTTTGTATACGCCAATATCATTACCACCACCAGAAGGATATACAAAGCCAGTGTAAGCACTTGCGTCTTTGTTCTCTTTAGCGTGGCCTAATGGATATGAATCAGCCTTAGTAGGCTTTACAAAATCATTCTTAGCCATGATTAACCTTGATTTTTAGCACGAGCCAAGTTGCGACCCATTTGTTTCATCGCTGCACTGGTTACAGTAGAAGCGCCTTTTTTACCTTTACCAGTCTGAATGGCTACGGTTGGGCCAGTATCGCCAAGGTTTTTACCCTTAGTTTTACCAGTCTTGGTAACACCGTCTGCAGCTTTCTTGAATGTCATACATTACTCCTTAAGTAATTTCAACTGTTACTATACCTATTTGTCCCGAAGCTATCAAGTCATTTGGGGTCAAACCACTATCAAAACCTCTTGCTCCCCCAATAGGATTCCACCCCCACTGAAAGACTCTACTACCCATTTCTGGACTACCAAATCCCAAAGGACCGATACCAGTTTGGTTAATCTGTAAACCGCTCGATCCAGACTGCCAATAGCTCACATCAGGTCTTGGTTCGCGGACTGCCTGCGGATCATTAACTGGATACATACCCAATTGGAGCTGAGGATGATCTGGATCCCAGCAAGATCTGCAAACCTTGATCTTATACGGCTTCGTTTTAACGGTCTGAGTACGTAACTCCTTTAGCATGTACCTTTGATCGCATCTGTCACATTCGGCGATTGCATACTTGCCCGATGCAAACTGATTAGGCATTACCGGCCTCCGCCACCGTAGAACATCATCCTAGGAACAAAACGCACTGGAGCTTTATCTCGATCTTCGTCCGCTGCCAATTGGAACTGCTGCTCATAATCAGCCTTTAACATTGGAATACGGTTCATATCCATATCTGGTAGCTTTGTAGAAAGCTGATACGCTAATCCGGCGACCATAGCGGGAATAAAGCGGAATGGAATATCTTGTACATAAACGCCAGAACCAGCGTCCTGAATGCGGCGTAAGCGGTAATACACGAATGTATACTGGTTTCCGGGCGCGTTAGGAGTAGGCCATACGTTAATGCATGGCAGGTTCTGAACGGTAATCGTAGCTCCGTCTGAATGAGCTGCAGCAGTCGTATTATTCTGACCGCGAGCGCAATTTATAAGTTGATTGGTCGATGTATCGACATTAGGGTAACTAATTGTCTCATTACCAATCTTGATAAATCCAGAGGAAGTAAGGCCATTAATGGAAGACAGGGTAATAGTAGTATCTGTAGCACTGATATCTCCATCTAAAGTGATGTCTGTGAGATTTTCTTGACCTGACTGACGGTTGTAGTAAACCTGAATCGGGCGACCTTGTGCGAGCTTGTTTGGCAGGCTCATGTAGGTAGGCTCAGCAATGCGGCTAATGTTGATATCGATCTGGTTTTGTGTGCCGTTATTTTGGCGAATCACCATATCCATCAAATCAATCGTGTCCACTGGAATAGGATACATTGCCTGACCAGTAACCATTGGAATAATGCCTTGTTCAACAGTCCATAAGTTTAGACCGCGATTAGCCCACTCAATCGTCAATAGATTTAAAGAACGACGTGCAGTACGGAAGTCGTAACCGCTACGCAACTCTTTACCGCAACGCTCAAATGCCTCTTCTATGAGGTCATTTACGTCCAGATTGAAGGTGGTTGTACCTGTAGTACGAGCCATTATTTACCTAATTTGCTAAGGGTTTTCGCTAATCTTGCACGTTGACCAAGTTTTCCGGGCTTTTTAGCTGCAGACTCTAGCTTCTTAGCAGGAATCTTTTGGCCAGCTTTAACGCCTAATTCTTTGCGTAATGCACCGGGTTTTTTGATTGCGCCTGCAATCCAATTCTTTGTTGCCATCATTTGCTCCTTGCGGCTCTGATGTTATCTACCATATTTGGGTAGGGTCTGCCCGCAGCTTTGGCCATGGCTTTTGCTTTGGCCTTTTTTGCTGGCGTTAATTT